AGACGCTTTATTCAGGCGCTTCCAACGGATAACCCACACATCTCACCAGTGTACATTGAGTCGCTTCAAATGCTCCCCGATATTGACCGTAAAAGATTATTGGAGGGTGACTGGGATTATGATGAGACCAAAGATAGACTTTATGAATATGATGATTTACTGCGATGCTTCCGACCATCCACTACATTGGGAGATAAATTCATCACTGCGGATATTGCACGAATGGGTGACGATAGAACAGTGATTGTGGTGTGGAATAATTTACACGCTGAAAAGTTCGTGGTGCTTAAACACAAGCCAATTAACGAGGTTGTGGACACTATCAATGAGCTAATTAAAAATCACTCCGTAAGACTTTCTAACGTACTGGTTGACGAAGATGGCATCGGCGGAGGTTGCAAAGATTATCTCCATTGCAAAGGTTTTCTTAACGGATCAAAATCTGTACGTGACAATTATATGAATCTTAAATCCGATTGTTATTTCAAACTTGGTGAATTGATATCCAGTAATGCTATCACATTTGAGTCAACTCACAAAGATACCATTGTAAAGGAACTTGAAATGATTAGACGTGAAAAGATTGATAGTGATGGAAAGTTAAGAGTGACCAACAAAGAAGATTTGAAAAAGAGGCACGGTATCTCTCCTGACTTTGCAGATGCAATAATGATGAGGGCATTCTATGAACTCAAAAAGAATTTTGGTAAATACGCATTTGCGTAATTATATTTGAAATCTAATAACTAAATAAAATGAAAACAGAAATTAGTCAAGACGAACTTGAAAAAATCAAGGTGCTAAATCTACTTATGTGGCTGCAGGCTTCACTCTATGCAGGTGACGAATGCGAAGGCATCAAATGGTTTTACAACCACCAAACTAAGATGCTATTGAAACGCTTAAATGAGTCTATTCAGCGTGAACACGGAAAGACAATTACCGCTTTATGGGATGCAGATGGTGCGACCTTACCCGAAATCACTAAACACCTTGATGATTTTACTTATGAAATGGCAACCTATGGATATTGGATGCTACCCGAACTCATCAAGTTAATTCAAGATGCAAAAGAAAACCAACCTAAATTAGAAATTAAATGAATATAACACACGATTTTGACAATTGCCAGTCCGATGTCTATAAAGAGGTAATCACTGACTTAATCTCACGTGAGAAAATGGGTAGGGCAAAGTATGGCACAACTGTGGATAAGGCTAACTTATCGGAACGTGAATGGATGCAGCACGCATACGAGGAGGCTCTTGATTTTGCTATCTACTTAAAACGAATGATGTCAAAAAAATGACATTCGCACTAACTATCAAAAGAGTGGCATTGCGCCACTTTTTTTTTGCCCTTAATCCCTCATTTAATTCCTCAGTTAATCCCTCGTTAATGTGTCTTATATCCCTCAATTCACGCTGTAATTGTCCGATATATGACTCATTAACTGCATTCATCTTGGTTAGTGACTGATTCTCCTTACTTAAATTTGAGTTGACTACAATGTAGTAGTCAAGTGAACGTACACCAAGTACAATTAACCTGCGTTCAGTGCGTAAAGAATCCAGCTCCTTCCATCTCAATGAGTCGCTCAATTGCTTTTGCGTATGCGCTATCAATGGCAGTGCTATCAAACATATAAATAGTATCAATGTCCTTTTCATAAATCGTTTTTAGTTTAATGCGTTCCAATTTCAGCGTGTCAATACGAGCCTTTAATACAACAATTGTATCGTTTCTCGTAACATTTTCATAGTGGTTTTTGTTACGATTTTCACATAATAAAACACCAATAGCAATACCAATACTAATAGATATTGCCTTGATTAATACGATAGTTTTTAACGTGAAATTCTTTTCCATTGCCTTTGGTTATTATTGCAAATCCGTGATTGTACTTTGAGTAAGGATTGTAATCAGGTGACAACTCGGATAGACACCCCACCCCCCAGCACGTGATAACTTTTCCGTTAACATCTCTTTCTGTATGCTCAGCAGTTTGATGATGATGTCCGCACATTGCATTCGCTTTTGTTTTCAAAAACAATCCCCTCGCCACGTTTACAGATGGTATAAATTGCTTTCCAAATTCGTGTCCGTGAAAGATAGATAGACCTCCAACATTCAACTTGTTCTTCCCTTCAATCCATTGCACGTTGTACTTATCAAGATGGCACAATGAGGCGAAATCAAAGGCATCAATGTCGAATAACTCAGGAGCCTTCACGCGCATATAACGCCAGTAGCGTTCTTCGTGGTTGCCTTCTTTATAGATTATTTCAGCGTTAGGGAATGTTTGTCTTAATTCATAAATGAAAGTCCTCATCGCATACAACTCATCTTTGAATTTTCTTTTCTTTGGGTCTTTGACAAAGTCACTAATCATATGGCAGTCAAGTGCATCACCATTTAGTACAACTGTATCCACTCCTTCATCAATGCCACACTGGATAGCGGTTGACAATGCATCTATATCGTGGTATGGAATATGAATATCGGAAAGAATTAAAATCTTTTTGCCTTTTATGTCAATGTGTTTGCGACCTTTTGCATATGACTTTGGCAACTTGAATGGGTTGCGTGGCCTATCCTCATTTTTAACCAAAGATTTATTTGTCATTTCTTTGCGATTTCTCACACCTTTTTTTCCTTCAATATAACGCAGTACATCTCTCGCATCTTCAACTCCCAAGAAGGTCTCGAAATGTTCTTTGCTTAACTTCTTTGCCAGTGTCAGCGTTGGTGTATCAGGAAAACGCTCACGCAATTCACGTGCTAACTTTGTCTTTTGACTTTCTGCCATATTATTTAGAATGGTTGGTATACTGTTCTACCACCACTCTTGACCGCACGTAATACTTGACCTCTATTCCCTTGACTATTGTAACTTACGTGAACCCAAGATGGTGCATTCTCACTTCCGAATTCCCATATCAGTTGGTCAAATATACAATTCTTTCTTATCCAATCAAATATCTCTTTGTTATTTATGCCACCGTGAATATCAGCATCAATATCCAACGCTTTCCCTTCCATATGTTGTGAACTTTTTGAACCACCAATTCGTGTATTAAGTTCGTGACTGCGGAAACCTGATGAGATGCCAATGGGTTTACCGAAATGCTCACGCACTTTATCAAATATGTTGGTGCATACCAGCTTCAAGTTACCCAATTGTTCAGCGTTTGGAATATTGCTTATTCTTAATGCCTTCGCTTGGTTGCTGTGCGTTACCTCAAAGTAACTCACGTATTTACTTACCTTGTCCATCGGTCATTGCATCAGTTAAATCTTCGCTTTTTCTACCTATGATTGCTTTAATCTTTGACCACAAATCTTTACCAGTCACTGACTCAATTGATTCAATGATTGATTTGAATTCAATGATTGCAACAACGGTAGCAATTAACTTAGTAATGGGGATAAGTTCGGTTATTATGTAGGTCTCAATCAAGAATCCACTCACAATTGCAATTTGATACAACATCAATTTTGTGATGGTATCACTCATCCTGCGTGAACGGATGCGCTGACCTAATTTGATTGCTTTCCAAATACCCACCACCATATCCATAGCCACCAAAAAACCGATTGTAATCATCAGTTCTTTGATTGGCAAAAAGACTGTTGCAATACCTAACAACCACAACTTTACTTTCATCTCTTTTCTTGTTTTTTAAGATACTGCTTCAATAGTTTTTCGTACTCCTTTCGCTTTAATACGATGGGGGTAGAAAGTCTCTTATTGACCATTGGTTGCGCCATTGTCTATATGAATTAGATATTAAAAAGTTGCTCTTTCCGTATGGGTTTCTGTCTGGTGAAATGTTGTTGTCCGTGTTGTTGGTGTATTCGGGGAATAGTTCGCTATTGTAACACAAATAATCTACCATTCTTTTGGTGTACCAACGTGCGTTTTGTCTTGCAGCTTCTTTCAAAGACTCCATTTCAAACTTTGTAACTGGAGTGGTATCTTCACTTTGTCTGCTCACCAAGTTTCCGTTGTCGTGCTTGTATAAAAGAGATGGGTAAAGTTCTACCATAGTCCACCACAATACAACTTTCAAGACATACTCATTGAGCAATGTCTCATAGTCGCCCGTTAAAGTTGCATTTGCTACATCATCTTTTAATTTTACCGTCAAATTAGTACCCAAAAAGTTGGTTAAATACTTATCCTGAGCCAAATAGATGGCAGGTCTAATTAAATTGGGATCAACTGCATCAGTTAAAGGAGTGAATTTCTTGATGTAGTCCTCGTTGATGAGTAATATTTCTTGTGGTATTGGCATTTTTTATTGGTATTTAAGTGAACCTCTTCCTGGTCTATTTATTGGCGCAATTCCTTCGATTCCTTTTCTTGGAACAAATGGATTATTAGCTACTCTTTTATCATTTTCAAGACCTTCATTAGGTAGAATTCTACCTTTTGAATCTCTCTTTCTCATATAGATTTGTCGCTTCCAAAAATGGTGACAAAATGCGCCACCTTTGTAGACGAAAATATCATAGGTGCTTTGACCGGTAGGTGCGAAATCTCCATTCACTCCTTTATCACTCATCCTCTTTATATCTTCGTATCTAAACACTGCACCTGATGCCGACATCCCCACCATATCAATACAAAATTCACGTGAGTTAGCAGAAAGATTTTGTGAATATGCATAACGTAATTTGTAAAGTCCTGCATCACCCCATTGTGATTTATCCCCACCATTGGCATCACTCATTGAAGGCATCTTGTTGAATAGTTGTGAGGTGTAGTTTAATTCGTTTTCAGCATCCAATACATCTTCCTCACTAATCAATTCCCATTCTTCAACATCAATATATTCAGCTTTCGATTTCAACTCATCAATGAAGATTCTACCTTCCTCATCTGTGAAATCATTTGAAGATTGACACACGTGGGTTGATTGATTCTCATTTACACGTTCTACAATGCGCTTTGCCCAATCTCTTCCTGCATCACCTCCCCAAAGTTGCCAAGCTATTCGACCTGCTGTTGGAAATCCATCCTCTCCTTGATTCCATCCTGTTGCCTCTTTGTCTACTTCGTGCCTTGAAAAATAGGAGTTCATCCTTTGCACTGTATCAAAAGACAAATTGCGCTTATTACTGATGTCTCTCGCTCTTGCAACACCTACTTCCGTTCCACCCCTTCCATATTCCTCTCTCCATTTCAAACCTAACTCCGCTTCTGCTGCCATTTCATCGGTTGGTGCATAGCTCTCATCTGCTTCAAGAACGTGCGTGTGTTCGCACTTAACTTTTTTTTTTTGGACTACCTGAGTGGGATCAATAGGGACATTTGATAGGTTATCAAATATGTTATTGATTTGCGCATCTGTCATTGTTGGGAATGCAGTTTTACATACAGCCTTTGCAGATGGAATAGTCAACACATTAGCAGTAGCTTGTGTAATGATTTCAAGTAATGATGAAATTTGCGCTCCATTCATTGCTTGACTTGCAACATCAACTGGTTGTGCTACTTCACCTGCTGCATCTACTACCATCTCATCAGCGAACAAATCATTCTGCACAATTTTAACTTCACCGAATACACCAAATGACGCTAACGCTTCCTCTACTGCACCTGTAATTAATCGTTGAAATGGCTCAATAACTTGACGCTGAAATATGCGCATCGCAGTTTTCATTTCATCTGTATTGCTACCCAATCCACCGCCATCACGCACACCAAATAACAAAGGAGATGTAACACGATGGCTTACCAAAATTGCCTCTACCGATTGGTCAACTAACGTGGTAAATTGCTTATCCATATCACTCACTGGAAACGGAGTGAATTCAACCCCTCTATCTCTTTCTTCGTTAAAGAATGTCAATACCTTCCCTGCATTTTCTGCGCTACCCAAAGACATCTGCAATTGATTCTTAATCATGTGCTGTTCTTCCAATGATGGGATGCCATTGTTGAAAGACGCAATCAAAGATGGAAAGAATCCATTGAGAATCAAGTTAACCTGATACTCGCTAAGTTGACGCATTTTTTCAATCTCATTAATCGCACCAACATAGTCAGGCTTTGGATAGTATTCGCTACCCACCATCAAGCTATGCACAAATAAAACTTGCTTTGGTTCAGCTTCATTCGTGTTCACATCGAACATTGGAATGTAATGCGGTGTGTTTTTCTTTTTCCGCATATCCGACCAATCACGTGAATACCACACACCAACAACATCATCTTCCTCATCACTACAAGCAAGGCGACAATTCTCAAATGGTAGATGGTTTATTTGTGCGATAGTACTTCTATCCATTGACCATATAATCTCCCAATAAAATCCTCCGTGTAACTTCAAATCTAACGATGTTGGATGGATAATCTTATCAAGATTCAAACGCTGAATTTCTTTAACCGCTTGTGGAGTTGATGCAGTCAATTCTCTCCCTGCAATCATATAACTAATTGAGTTAACCAGTGCGCCGTGAACAGGTGACTCATTGTATAATTCAATCAAGTATTGAGGAAACGCATTACTCTCTCCATAGTTAACCCATCCCTTTCTATCTTCCTTTTCAATGGGATCAATTTTAACGTACTTGGACATCTCTATTTGAGTTGCTCCAATGCGTTGCTTTATTTCGTCAATGTTAGCCATTGTATTCAATGTCATTTGGGATGGTTAATGTTGGTTGGTCAAAGTATTGCGTCAGCGTAGTGAATTCGATATAACCTCTTTTAATCTCACCAACCACATCAACAGAAGTAGGATCAAGGTTGCTATTCGAATTTTGACCATAAATAATATAGTTATAGCGACCACCATCAGT